AAGTTAGCCGTGGTAAACCAGCCTTTTACGGTGATGCCTGCCGGAGAGGATTCTTCCCAGCAGAAACAGGCTGAAGTGATCCAGGAAGTGATTGAGAACCTGCCCGATTTCCACGATGATCTGCAAGACCTGTTAGACGCCATCGGAAAAGGATTTTCCATATTAGAGATTGAATGGGATTACCGCAACAATATGCTGGTTCCGATTGACCTGCATTACATTCCCCAGCATAAGTTTGTCCCGGATAAAGACGATCCTTACAACAAATTCCGGCTGTTGACCAAAGAGGAACAGGTGAACGGCATCGAGCTGCCGCCCTATAAATTTATCCAGCACATCTACCGAGCCAAGAGCGGTATGCCGGTGCGGGGTGGCATCCTGCGGGTAGCGGCATGGATGTATTTATTTAAGCATTATTCCATTCGGGACTGGATGATATTCATGGAAATCTATGGCATCCCCCTGCGCATTGGTCGATACGACATGGCTACCAGCAAAGAAGACCTGGAAGTCCTTAAGAATGCCGTGCGCAATTTAGGAACCGATGCGGCAGCGGTAATCAGCAAGAATACGGAAATAGAGATCATCCAGGCATTTCAAAAAGGGGCTATGGGACATGGTCCGCACGAAGGATTGGCAAAGTTCTGTAATGAAGAGATCAGCAAGGCGGTGCTGGGACAGACGGAAACCGCCGACAGTGTGCCGGGCAGGTTAGGTGCGGCAAATGAAAAAAGCCAGGTGCGCCGGGATCTGCTTATCGCCGATGTGCGGGCCTTAGAGAAACGGCTGCAATCAGATTTTATTAAGCCAATTATCGACCTGAACTTCGGACCGCAGGAGAAATATCCCAAGATCAAATTCGACATCGAAGAGCCGGAAGATCTGAAGGCGTTAGCCGAACGGGATCAGATTCTGGTTAACATTGGCGTACCGATTAGCAAAAAATATTTCTATGAGAAATACGGCATCCCGGAGCCACAGAAAGGGGATGATATTGTTTTTCCGATGAAGGAATTTAATCCGTTTGTGAAGAAATAAGAAATAAGATTAAAGATTAAAGATTAAAAACTTTGCGTCTTTGCGAGAGATAAATTCAGTGAAAATCTGTGAAATCTGTGGTTTCATTTCTCTTTTCTCTGCGGTCTCTGTGTCTCTGTGGTATCAGGATATACCAAAACCAGAGATCGGCGAAATTTGACAGGGTTAAACAGTTTTTTGACAGCGTTTAGGGAAGGTCTATGGATCTATATCGCAGCGTCCGCGCCTACATGGACGAGCAAAAACTTTTCGATAGCGTGAATAAGCTAATCGAGCTCTCCTTCTCTGCATACGAACCGTATGTTGGCAATCTGAAGGAACTGCTGCTTTCCGAAGAGAATCTCCCCCGCCTGCGGCAGAAAATTAAACACATGAAATTCGATCCGGATTTTGTGCAGGCGTTAGGCGAAGGCACGCTCTTCGGACTGCGCAACGCTTTTTTAGTCGGGGCGCAGCAGATCTATAACTCGCTGGGGATGAGCAAGACTATCGCTCTGAAAGATAGCTTTGAATTCGACTGGACGCTATTCGACGAACGCGCCCGCTCCTGGATGAAGGTACAGGCATTTACTATCGCCGGGGTTGAAAATCTGAGCCTGTTGAATGCAGTGCAAGAGGAGTTAGTCCGTGCGATTGAAACCGGCATTACCTTTAATCAATGGCGCGATGTGGTAGACGATCTCTTCGATCGCTATGGTGTTACTCGATTAGGACGGCATCATCTCTATACCGTATATCAGACGAATTTGCATAGCGCTTACAATGCGGGGCGCTTCTATGCAATGACAGATCCGGAAGTAGCTGACGAATTCCCCAACTGGGAATATATTGCCGTGTTGGATGATAAGACACGCCCTTCGCACGCAGCGATGCATGGAAAGGTTTACCCAAAAGATGATCCCATCTGGGCAGAATGGTATCCCCCGAATGGTTACAATTGCCGCTGCACAGTTGTTCCGGTGCACCGTTCGGAAGGCGTGAAGAAATCTCGCTGGCGACCTATAGAAGGACCGGACGAAGGTTTTGAGATGAATCCTGCCACAACAACTAATATCTTTGAAAAATGGATGGTTGCGCAGTTAATTTCCAACCGACTTTCCCTATCGTCTGTATCAGAACTATATGATCGACCTGCTGTCCAGAGTCTTCGCACCATACAGATAGACAAGAACGAAGTGGTAAAGGCAGAGCGCCTGACCACATTCGAAAATGAAAGTATTAAAGTTGCTACCAGTATTAATGACGCCGCAAAGCTGACGGTGCAGAATCCCGCCGAAGTGTGGGGCTGGCTGGAAGAGGGCAATGCAAAAAGGCTTTATATCAGACCTGTTCAGATTGCCGGAAAGAAAAAATATGGTGTGGCAGTTGTAGAAAATCTTGAATTGAAGAAATTCGAGTTACGAGATGCACCACCGAAGCGCAAAGGATTTTTGCTATTTTCTGAAGATTAAAGAAAAAAGAAATAAGAATTAAGATTAAAGATTAAAGATTAAAGAATCAGTGAAATCTGTGGTTTTTATTATAATAAAGGAAAGGAGTTTAAAATGTTTTTGGGCATTCCTTATAATAAGTGGCACGGGATTATATCTTTCATCGTGCAGGTGGTCATGTTTGTCTCACTGGCGTTTCTATTTCCGGAAGCCGATCAGTTGATGGGTCCCGGGCTGGCATTTCTATTGTTTCAGATCATTGCCTTTCTGATTGCCCATCACTTACAGAGCTGGAATGAAGCCCGCCAGGCGATTGATCCCTGGCTACCGGAAAAATATGGCGATTATGAACGCTTCCAGATCGACAGCCGCGACGACTGGCGCTATTTCTATCTGGGTTCTATGGTCAGCCTGTTAGCCAACGCCGCCCTGGCTGCTATTATTTTTTAAGAAAAAAGAAAAAAGAAAAAAGAAATAAGAAATAAGAATTAAGATTAAAGATTAAAGATTAAAAAATCTCTGTATCTCTGTGGTTACATTTCCTAATCAAATTTAGGTTTTTTCAAGACTTAACTAAAATTATTTTCGAGTCAGATAATTAAAAAGGTGGCAAATGGCTGTTAAACTGAACCAGAAAGGCTATTCACACGCCCGTAAATTGATCCAGGCAAAAGATGTCAATCTCAATTCCAGCTGGAGCTTCTCCGCCGAAGACGGCAATAAGCTGTTAGGGGAAAACGGCGACGACTGGGCAAACTATTCCAAATGGTTTCTTGGCAAAGATGATGAGGTCGACGAGAACACCAAGGCTGCCTGGAAATATCCCTTTGGCAAAAACGGAAAGGTATATCGCAAAGCACTAACCGCCATCCGCCAGCGCGCCGGACAGCAGAATGCCGATAACATCTTTGAAGCTGCCGGGAAGTTGCTGGACATGATCGATGAGAGTGTTGCTAATGCTTTTATTATGAATACATCTGAAATATTTATTGGTGGTGATGTGAATGTTCCGCGGCGTATTCATATCATTTCTACTGGTCATTGGGTACATCCTCTCTATGGAGAATTTGACCTCACACTTGATGATCTTAATCAAATCGTTAAAAATTTTAAAAATATGAATCGTTGGCTTGTAACGGATTATGAGCATCAAACGCTTAAAGATGTTCAGGCACCGGCTGCCGGTTGGATTAAAAATCTTGAAGTTATAGGGGAAGATTTATTCGCAGAAGTTGAGTGGACAAAACGCGCAGAAGAATATATTGCTAATAAGGAATATCGATATTTGAGTCCAGTAATTTTATTTGATCAACACGACAAAAAAACTGGTGAACCAATCGGGACTGTTTTACATAGTGTTGCAATAACTAATTCCCCATTTGTAGATGAAATTCAACCCCTTGCCGCAAAAGAATATCCATTTAAAACCATACATCCGGAGGATTTGAAAATGAAGGAATTATTTGAAAAGCTCGCCCAGATTTTTGCACTGAAAGATATCAGCGAGCCCAAAGAGATTGTGGCTGCAATTGAAAACTGGAAAAAAGATGTGGAAGCGAAAATTCAGGAATCGGAAACCGTTGCCGCCACCCTGGGCAAAATTAGAAGCGCCCTGCAGTTGAAGGAAGACGCCCAGCCGGAAGAGATCACCCAGAAAGTTCTGGCGCTCTCGGATCCCGGTAAGTTCGTCTCCCTGGAAGAATTCAACAAACTGAAAGAGCAGCTGCATCAGAAAGAAGTGGCTGAAGTGATCGAGCAGGCAAAGAAGGAAGGGAAAGTGGTTCCGGCAAATGAAGAGTGGGCAAAGACCTACGCCCTGAAGGATCTGGAAGGATTTAAGAAGTATCTGGAGACAGCGCCGGTATTGGTGGATATGAAGAACCAGTATCACCAGCAGACGACCACCACGGATCCCAATACGTTTACGGAAGAAGATCGCCAGGTTGCAGAGATGTTGGGTGTGGAGCTGGAAACCCAGAAGGATTAAAGATTAAAAATCAAAGATTAAAGATTAAAGTTTGAAAAAAGATTAAAGATGAAGAGGAGACCATAAAATGGCTGCATTAACTGAAGATCGGAATACGAAGCTGACCGAAGGGAAAATATTTTCCTATCCGGTAGCAGCGAGTACCAAAATCTATGCCGGGAGTCTGGTTGCATTAAACAGTTCCGGATATGCAGTTCCTGCAAGCGACACCGCCGGATTGCGAGTTGTGGGTCGCGCCGAAGAGCAGGTGGATAATTCCACCGGCTCCAATGGTGACAAAAGCGTGCAGGTCCGGGAAGGTATCTTCCTGTTTGCCGGTTCGGGACTTACGGATGCTGATGTTGGCAAAAACGCCCTTGTATCTGACGACCAGACAATCTCGGTAGCGCCCACCACCAATAACATCTTTGCCGGTGTAATCAAGAAAGTTGAATCTACAACGGAAGCATGGATTGAGACCGGACTTTCTGTCGCTGCCAAAGCAGTGAAAGATCGTTTAAGCTACAAAACGGTTACTGTTACCGTTGCTGCCGCTGCAAGTAGCGGATCCAGTGCGGCAGACAACGATCTGAAAGGTGGCGAAATTGTTGGCATCTATCCTGCCAGCAATCAGGATCAGTTTGTTGACAATGTGGTGCTGAATGCGGATGGTTCCATAACTATTACTCTTGCTGCCGCAGCGACTGCAAACAATGTGTTTAAGGTGGTTGTGCTTCGTGCCAACGGATAAACCGCAAATGAACGGAAATCAGAAAATTTGAAAATATAGGAGACTTTAGCGATGATAGTCAATCAAGCAACGCTCAATGCCATTTTTAAGAATTTCAACACGCTGTTCCAGCAGGGCTTGCAGCAGGCACAGCCGCAGTGGGAAAAGATTGCCACTCGCGTGCCTTCCAGCACTAAGGAAGAAAATTATTCCTGGCTGGGGAATCTGATCAGTCTGCGGGAATGGATCGGCGATCGGGTCATCCAGAACCTGAAAGCCTACAACTACGCCATCGTCAATAAGCACTTCGAGGGCACGGTTGAGGTGGATCGGGATGACATCGAAGACGATCGCATCGGCGTCTATGCGCCTATCGTGCAGATGCTGGGTTTTCAGGCTGCACAGCATCCCGATAAGCTGATCTTCGATCTGCTGAACAACGGTTTCTCTTCCCTGTGCTATGACGGGCAATATTTCTTCGATACCGATCACCCGCTGCCGGATGGCACCACCCAGAGCAACAAGGGAACCGCTGCCCTTTCCATTACTTCCTATGGTGCTGCCCGTGCAGCAATGGGCAAGATTAAAGGTGATAATGGTGAACCCCTGGGAATCGTTCCTGATACCCTGGTTGTTCCCCCGGCACTGGAATTGACCGCCCGGCAGATCCTGAATGCCGAGATGATCTCTATTAATGGTGTGGCGCAGACCAATCCCTACCGGAATTCGGCGCAGTTAGTAGTCAGTCCGCGGCTGACTTCCGATACCGCCTGGTTCTTATTGCAGACCAACGGACCGATCAAGCCGCTGATCTTCCAGGCGCGTAAGAATCCGGAATTTGTGGCGCTGGATCGTCCGGAAAATCCGGAAGTATTCAATCGCAATAAATACCGCTACGGTGTGGATTACCGCGGGAACGCCGGTTACGGTCTGTGGCAGTTAGCTTATGGTTCTGACGGAACCGTCTAATAGCTGAAAACCCCCAGAACAGTTCCGGGGTAAATGGCTATGGGGTCTATGCCCCGGAACGAAGATAGAATAGAGCGGTGCGTGGCGTCGAAAGAAGCCGCCACCGCTTTCTTTAAGAAAAAAGAAAAAAGACAAAAGA